CAGAATACATTTAAAAAAATGGATACTGATTATTGGTCTAGATTTGAGAAAAATGTAAAAACAGGAATGGAGTCTGCTCAAAAAGAATTAGCAGGCGCTATTGAATCTGGAGATGCAGCAGCTCAAGTTGAAGCTAATAAACGGATTGCAACATTAGCCTTTGATAATGCTAAATTAGAGCAAGCCAAAGCAAATAAACCAGTTGAACAGGAACCTGTACAACTATCAGACGGTGGAAGATTACCACAGCAAACTCCGCAAAGTTTACCGGAACCTGATCCTCAAGCAGAAGCTTGGGCTAGTAAAAACACATGGTTTGGCAAAGATCGAGCCATGACCTTTACTGCCTTTGAAATTCACAAGGATCTTGTAAATGAGGGATTCGACCCTAAATCGGATGACTATTATTCTGAAGTTAATAAAAGAATAAAAGTTGACTTCCCACATAAATTTGCTATAGGTGGTGAAGTAGAGCAAACGTCCAAGACCAATCAGTTGGTTGCTTCAGCTCAGAGAAGTGTAAGACCTGGACGCACAACTGTGAGACTCACATCTTCACAGGTAGCAATAGCTAAAAAATTAGGTGTGCCACTCGAAGAGTATGCAAAACAAATAAAACTCACGGAAGGAGCATAAGCATATGAAAAAAGAAACAAAAGAAACTTCTCGTGCGAGCCAAACACGGTCAAATACTGAAAGACCAAAAGTGTGGGCTCCTCCATCTTCTCTAGATGCACCCCCTGCACCTGATGGATTCAGGCACAGATGGATACGGGCAGAGAGTTTAGGATTTCAAGATTCTAAAAATATCTCTGGAAGATTAAGATCTGGTTATGAATTGGTGAGAGCCGATGAATATAAAGATTCTGATTATCCTGTAGTCACTGAAGGAAAATACAAGGGGATTATCGGGGTTGGTGGCCTTGTACTCGCAAGGGTACCCGAAGAAATTGCGAAGTCTCGTACTGAATATTTTGCTAAACAAGCAGAGGGTCAGAACGAAGCGGTTGAAAACGATTTAATGAGGGAAGAGCATAAGAGTATGCCTATTGACGTAAGTAGGCAGTCTCGCGTAACCTTCGGTGGTACAAAGAAATAATATTTCCTACTCATCGATTTAAATCAACCCGTTTACATTTATGTAAACATAAAGGAGTAAAACATGGCTAATAGAAACTCAGCCGGTTTTGGGTTTAGACCAAATGGAACGTTAGGTAATACACCTGCGACTCAAGGTCTATCTCAGTACTGGATTGATTCTGCAGCAACAGTTGATCTTTTTAACGGCATGGCGATGAAATCGACAGGCGGTTATATGATTACTGGTGAAAGTGCAACTACCGTTACAACGATGGGTGTTCTCTTCGGAATCTATTATACAGCAGCAACTACTAAGAAGCCTACATGGGCACATTGGTACGATGCAACAATTACTCCAGCAAACAGTGAAGACACACAAGCGTTTGTTAATGATTATCCTTTCCAAAAATACACAATAGCATCGGACACTGCAGTAGCTGCAAATGTTCCTGCTGCTCACGTGAAGTATATGGAAACGTTTTCTGTTAACGCCAATACAGGCGGAAGCACGACAACTGGAAAATCAACATGCACACTTGAAATCGGACAAACAAATGCAACAACACACTCTTGGAGACTATTAAGAAGTGCTGAGGAAGTTGAAAACAGCGACCTTACAGCAGCTTATTGCTCACTAGAAGTTGTTCAAAACTTGTCCGAATTTGTCGGAACTGGAACATAGGAGCATAATAACATGGCAATATCACGAGCACAGCTAGTGAAAGAACTAGAACCAGGTTTGAATGCACTATTCGGCCTGGAGTACAAACAGTATGAAAATCAGCACGCTGAAATTTATACAACAGAATCATCAGACAGAGCTTTTGAAGAAGAAGTAATGTTAAGTGGTTTTGCAAACGCAAACGTTAAAGTGGAAGGATCAGGTGTTTCTTACGATGAAGCGCAAGAAACTTACACTGCACGTTACACACACGACACTATTGCTTTAGCATTCTCAATAACTGAAGAAGCTATTGAGGACAATTTGTATGACAGACTTGCGTCTAGATATACAAAAGCTTTAGCAAGATCTATGTCTAATGCGAAACAAGTAAAAGCTGCAGCACCTTTGAATAATGGTTTGTCCTCAGTGGCAACATTTAAAGCAGGTGATACAGTTTCTCTGTTCTCAACTAACCACACAACTGTTAGTGGAACAGCAGTTAAAAATACTTTAACTACGCAAGCAGACTTAAACGAAACATCATTAGAGCAAGGCTTAATTGACATTGCTGGAATGACAGATGAACGTGGATTAAGAGTCGCAGCAAGAGGAATGAAAATGGTTATTCCTTCAGCTAATCAGTTCGTTGCTGAGAGATTGATGAAATCTCCAGGCAGAACTGGAACAGCAGATAATGATATCAACGCTGTAGTATCAATGGGAATGGTTCCTCAAGGTTATAGAGTGAACAATTTCTTAACTGATACAGACAGTTGGTACATCATTACTGATGTCCCTAACGGTATGAAAATGTTCCAAAGAGCAGCTTTAAAAACTGCTATGGAAGGTGATTTTGATACTGGCAACGTTAGATACAAAGCTAGAGAAAGATACTCGTTTGGAGTATCCGACTATAGAGGTATCTTCGGCGTTGAAGGTGCGTAATCCAAAATAAATTTGTGGCGGAACATAGTTCCGCCACATTTTGCAAATAAGGTAAGAAATGCTTAAAAAATTCCTAGTACAGATATGGGCTTATGACTATCACGCTAAATTTGAAGTTTTAGCGGAGGATAATCGTGAATCTATTGAACAATCTATCCTTGACAAATTAGGAGAAAAGAGTATAAAGTGGGAATCAACGGGAATGTTTAGAGACACCCGTAGAATAACCTATGAGGAGGTTAGTCATGACCGAAGACCTATACAAACAGAAAAGGTCCTTGGAGTTGAGGTGGCAGTTGGAGTATGAGCAAAGTGGTAAATATACTCTTAACATGGTCGAAATTGATGAGAAAATTAAAAGTATCATCACTGAGATCAAAGCTGAAGAATTTAAAGTTGCTGATAGAGAAAACAAAATCAGTGATTCAGCTGCCCAAGTTTCTGTGGCAACTTAGATAAACGCCACATCGCTGAAAACGTACTTTTATGCAGGGATCCCTTGCACTCTACTCAAATTTCATATATATTTTATTCACTATACAAATTTTAAAAAAACTTAAATGTAGACGCGTATAGTCGACATCCCCTAGGGACTACATTTAAATATTCTAGGAGGAATATTATGGCAAACACAACCTTTCAGGGAACAGTAAGAGCGGAATCCGGTCTTAAGGTCTCTACTAAAAGTTCAACCACTGGTGCTTATACTGACTATTTTACAGTTGGTTCATCAGGTGCTTTAACTGCTAAAGGAGCAACAGGTCTAGCAACAACAGCTTTAATGACTGTTGGAACTGGTATATCTGCAGTAACAGCAGCAATTGTAAAACATTCAGTAGTACTTATTGGTAATATATATGAAACAACTATTGCTTTAGATCTAACAGGTTTAAAGTCTACTGATGACACTGATATTATTGGTAAAGCAGACACTGCGAACAGTCACTATGGACAAATTACAGCAGCTGTAAACGGTACTATTTTATCTGGTTATATGCAGTGTTTAGAAACACCAACTACTGGTGAACCAGACATTGATTTGTATTCAGCGAATGAAGCTACAGGTGCTGAAGACGCTGTAGTAACAGGTTTAACTGAAACAGCATTGCTGGCAACAGCAGTTGATTGGACTGGTATACTAGCTCCAAAAGGCATAACAACTGTACCACCGGCTAATGATTATTTATATTTAGCAACATCTGGTGGTGCTGATACTGGTGTATATGCTTCTGGAAAATTTATACTTAAATTTTACGGATATAGTGCGTAATAAATAAACTTATGATGGGGCTTCGGCCCCATCTAATAATCTTAATTAAGGAGGGATTATGGCAGACACAGTAACAGGACCAACAATTCTACAACAAAATGATGTAAGAGTTGTTATCAAATTAGTTCAATCATCAGACGGAACAGGTAAAACAACAGTTTTTGGAGATGTTTCAGCATTAGCTGCAAACGAAAATGGAGATTCAGTTGCGCATTTAAATCTACAAAGAATTTGGTTTTCTTGTTCTTCAGGTAATGGTTTTGATTCGTATGGCCGTTTGGACGAAGAAGATTCAGATGGTGATATTCCTATTTTAGGTTTAACAGGATCAGGCTATTGGGATTTTAGAGAATTTGGTGGAATACCAGCAGATAAATCTTCTAACAGTAACCAAAGTGATGTAAACTTTGTGGTTCCAGGTGCAGCTGATTCTGGAAACATGTATACGGTTGTAGCAGAATTCAAGAAGTTATATTCGGACGCATAGGAGGTAGCCCATGGCAAATACTACTTCTGGTACAGTCACATTCGACAAGACTTTCGCCGTTGATGAAATTATAGGAGAAGCATACGAGCGAATTGGCTTACAGTCTGTTTCAGGATTTCAATTAAAAACAGCAAGACGTTCTTTAAACGTAATGTTTCAAGAATGGGGCAATAGAGGTTTGCACTACTGGGAAGTAGGTGATACCGATATTGATCTTGTTGAAGGCCAAGCAGAATATATTTTCTACAGAGCTACAGGTGATGGAACTTCTGCAACAACAGCAGGTGGAACAAGTGGAACTTCTACTTATGGAATAGCAGATATTTTAGAAGCGACTTATAGAACAGGTCGAACTGAAACAACACAGGCAGATTCTACTCTTACAAAAATAGCTAGATCAGCATATTCTGCATTATCAAATAAATTATCTAAAGGAACTCCTTCTCAATATTTTGTTCAACGATTCGTTGATAAAACAACTTTAACCGTTTATCCAACGGCTGATTCTACAGCTGCATCTAAAGATTTACATATTTTCTTCGTAAAAAGAATTCAAGACGCAGACGCAACTTATACCGATGCAACGGACATCCCTTATAGATTTGTTCCTTGTATGGCGTCAGGTTTATCTTTTTATTTGTCACAAAAATATGCACCACAAAGAACACAGGAATTAAAATTATTATACGAAGATGAATTAGCACGTGCTTTATCAGAAGACGGGTCTGATGCTAGCACTTATATAACCCCGAAGAATTACTATCCAAATATATAATGGCATACGCAAGAGGAAAATACGCAAAAGCAATATCAGACCGATCAGGTATGGAATTTCCATACAATGAAATGCTCAAAGAATGGAATGGAATGTTTGTTCATATTTCTGAATATGAACCTAAACAACCTCAATTGGATCCAAAAGCAAGAGGAGGAGATTTTCAAGCTTTACAGAATGCAAGAACTGATCGGAC